TATATATTTAAATAATGTATTTTTATATATTTATTATGTACCCCAAAATCGATTATAATAATATTGTTTAATATCATCATTATTAATATTATTATCTTTGATATCACTTTTATTATCTTTATTATTGTTTTCATTATCTTCATTATCTTCATTACTTTCATTAGTATCATCTTCATTATCGTTATCACTTTTATCATCTTCATTATCGTTATCACTTTTATCATCTTCATTATTGTTATCGCTTTTATCATCTTCATTATTGTTATTATCTTCATTATTGTTATTATCTTTATTATCGTTATCACTTTTATTATCTTCATTATTGTTATTATCTTCATTATCGTTATCACTTTTATTATCTTCATTATCGTTATCACTTTTATTATCTTCATTATCGTTATCACTTTTATTATCTTCATTATCGTTATCACTTTTATTATCATCTTCATTATCATCTTTATTATCATCTTCATTATCATCTTTATTATTATCATCTTCATTATTGTTATCACTTTTATTATCATCTTCATTATCATCTTTATTATCATCTTCATTATCATCTTTATTATTATCATCTTCATTATCATCTTCATTATTATCATCTTCATTATCACTTTTATTGTCTTCGCTATCATTATGCTTAATATTTATCATAATAGTATTTATATTAAAATCTGAATCCAAATTATCATTAATATTATATATCTCTTCAGTATCAATATTGATATTAAGATTAGATTCATTATTATTAGATTCATTATCAGATTCATTATCATATTCATTATTATTAGAATTATTATCACTATTATTAGATTCATTATCACTATTAGAATCATTATCAGAAATTAATTTATATTCACTATTATTATCACTATTAGATTCATTATCTGATTTTTTATTATTTATAGAAATATATATATGCTCTGATTCTACATCAGATTCTATATCTGATTCTATATCTGATTCTATATCTGATTTTCCACCAATATAATTATCTTCGATAGAATTATCTTCAACAGAATCATCTTCAACAGAATTATCTTCAATAGAATCATCTATAGATATATCACTATCACTATCACTATCACTATCACTATCATACCCACCAATACAAATAACTTCTATTTTATGTTTATTTACTAATTTTGTATGTTTTTCTAAAATATTTAATAATTCTTCCATTTTTTAATTATTAAATTAAAAAAAGTACTATATTATAATAAATATATATTACTTTTTTATAAGTAAAAATATATATTACTTTTTTATAAGTAAAAAAATATATTACTTTTTATAAGTAAAAAAATATATTACTTTTTATAAGTAAAAAAATATATTATAATTTTAATGGTTTAGATAAAATATCTAATCTATTTTTAACAATATTATATATATGTGTTATAATTTCTGGTTTTATCGTTTCAACCACATCTAAATTTATATTTATTCCACGATTTCCCATATTTTCAGATACAGCTGTTTTATAGTTTTCAATTTCCATCATAACTATAGAAAATATAGTTATTTTTATATCTTTATTTAAAATATGAGCATTTTCTATTATAAATTTTTTTTGTTTATTTAAAGTTGGGGTATTATTATTCATATTTGAAATTAAACTATATATAATTATATAAAGTAGTATATAATACAAATTATAATATAATGAGTGATTTTATTAAATATAAAAAAAGAAAATTTGAAAAGAGCATTTTTATTGCAAATCCAGTATGCCCAAATTTTTCAAAAGATAAAAAAGCATATATATTAAGAATTTTAAATGATAAAATGGTGAAAAAGTGCTTTGATGGTTGTTATATAATAAAAATAGATGAAATTTTGAATATTTCATCTTGTAGTATAATAACTTCTAATTTAAATGGAAATGGAAATGTAAATGTAAAATTTATTGCTATTGTTAGATGTTTTGAAGTTGGTGAATTATTATGCGGAGGGCTTATTGCAAAAACACAACCATATATTTTTGGAAATTATAAAGAAACGTATGAAGATATTGAAATATCGGCAACATTTGCAATACCACATGGTATTCATATAGAGCCACTACCATTAGAAAAATCAATACGATCTATTAGAGAAGCTCAAAATATACCAATGAGAATTATTGGAGTAAATCATAAATGTGGAGAAGCTAAAGCAGCAATTGTGGTTACATTATTAGTATGTCATAAAAAATATAATAAATATATTATTAATAGCCCATTAACAGAATTAGGCATGTCTCATATACGACCAATATTAGATGCAATTAAAACTGAAATGGAACTTAGAGATGAAATTGTAAATGGCGAAGATGAAGATGTTAAAAAAAATATATTATTCTTTGAATCATTATTATATTCAATATCTACAAATACTAATTATACTAATATTAATATGTCATCTAGTGTAGAAATTATTTCTAATGAATATTCTAAATGGTGGGGCCCTGCAGAAACAACTGTTGAAACAACAACCCCTGCAATTAATTTATTGGAATATTTTAATACAGAAAATCCAAATACAATTGGTATATGGAGTAGGCCATTAAATATATATAAATCATCGCCAATGGCTGTATTGGAGCCAATTGAATCGGCATCAATTGAACACACAGTTGAGCCAACAAAAAAATATTTTGATATATTAGAAGAAGGTAATGCCGATACTGTATTTATTAGATTTTTTAAAGATATGTTGGATTATTTAATAATTATTAGAAAAATGTCTGAATTTTATTCTAGTAATGCATTAATTATGGCGCATAAAAATATTTGGGATGCAATGAAAGAAGTACAAATTATACCATAGTTGCCCATCTTGTAGGGCGTCCGCTTTTGTCCATCTGCCCATCTTGTAGGGCATTCGCTTTTGCCCATCTTGTAGGGCGTCCGCTTTTGTCCATCTTGTAGGGCATTCGCTTTTTTATTGTGATTATATTTGATTTTTTTTTATATTTAGTTAAAATTTTAGCCATAATGAACAGTAGCACTTTTGAGGGCTTAGGGTCTTATATCACTCCTGAGTTTTTAGAGGCTTTGGAGGATTTGAAAAAAAATATGAATTTATTTAGTCGAAGCGATTGGTTTGCTCGCATTAATAGCAATCGGCAATATATGAATATATTAATCTATATGATTTACTATTCAGCATCAATTGGCGATGCATATGTAGTTCGCCAAATTATTGATTTAGATATTGGCGTTCCATTAAATGCGCCAATTGACGATGAAACACCATTGTTTGCCGCAATAAAGAACAAAAATTATGAGATTGTGGAGTTGTTGTTGAAGCATGGTGCCTGTGCCAATATAAGTGGCAATGACCGCACTCCATTATTCTTTGCGGTCTTAAAAAACGATTTAGATTTGGTAAGGCTGTTGCTCAAGTATGGCGCCAATCCCAATTTATTTGGGAATAAAAAAAGAAAGATAAGGTGCTTAGTTGCAGCAGTTGCTAGAAAGTCGGACATTGAAATAATCAAGTTATTGCTTTTTTACGGAGAAAATCCAAATGAGCAGTCTCCTGTTGAAAAAAAAGAAACGGCACTGCATATAGCAGCCGCTCAAAAAACCTTGGAACTTGTTCATTTGCTGCTTGATTATGGTGCAGATTCAAAATTGGTAGATGAGTGTGGCAATTATCCATCTTTGTGCAAAATGTGTCTTTATTCACTTGGAGAAATCATATGTGATGGTAATACTTATTGTTCAAGAAGGTGTCAACATGATGATTGCTAGATGCTATTATAGTTGTCTATTATAGTTGTCTATTATAGTTGTCTATTTTGATAGTCATCAATTTCTTCTTTAGTTCCATATAATATAGAAATAAATACTCTTTCTTGATTTGGTTTAATACATATAGGCTCGCTATGAATTGCCCCATTAAATTCTTTTAATGGCCCATTATGTCCAACTTTAATTATAGAATAATTTGCCTTCATAATTTTGCAATTGTCTTCAATTAATTTATTTGTTTGCTCTGAAGAATATTGTTCTGATGTTTTTAATTCTCTAATTTTTTTTTTAAATTTATTTTTATCTTCATATGGGGAGGTGATACTTGTGGCAGAATGTTTATTTAATAATTTAGTCTTAAAATCCGCAATTAATGTTATTGGCCCTCTTAATGTTGCAATAAATTTGGAATGTAATCCATTATGATTATAATAATTTCCATCCATATGCCAACGTGTCTTTTCCCAAATATATGAATCAGTTGTTCGAATTAATAACCAAATATATCTTTGTTCAGAATTATAGCATTTGCTAACTTTATTTATTATTTTTATAAGTATTTTTATAAATTTAACATCATTTTTTCCAATTAGTTGGCCTTGTAAATAAGATTGGACTTCAGATATTAGACCAATATATGAATATTTTTTTTTCTTAAATTCATTGCAATATATTTCATGCCTTAAAAAAGACAATTCTTTTGATGTTAAATTTATTAATTTTTTAACACTAATGCGATCCATATTAGGAGTATTTAATTTATTTAATGATGACATGATTATAAATATAAATATATATATTCAAATGTATTTATTTAGGATAAAATTGCATTTATAATAAAATGAATTAAATTAAAAGGTCATTTTTTATATATTTTTTTACAATATTAAAAGCCGGCTTAATTACATTTTCTAAATGTTTTGACCCATTATCAAATAATTTAATATATTGCATATTAAACCATCCAACTTCGCTTATTTCTCTAATATCATTAGTTAATAGATTTTGTCTTTGATAGAGCTTATACCCAATTCTAGATTTTATTAATTTTGCATCTACAATACCTAAAAAATAAATAAATACATATTTTACTCCATTAGAAATATAACTTACTTTTTTTTTCACATTTGGTATAATTTTATAAAATTCTTTTTTTATCCCAGTTTCTTCCTCAACCTCTCTAATTGCACAATCAATATCCGATTCTTTATTATTTATTTTTCTTCCTTTTGGAATTTCCCATAGAAGCTGTCCTCTAAATTTTGTATTTTTAATCATTGATATTAGTTTTTTACCATTATCAAAATCTAAAAATTCTGTCTTAAATTTATTATATTTTTTTATATAATATAAATCAGTTTTATCTATACTTAAACATATTCTATACCACATTTGCTCAAAATTTAATGACATAATATCCAATAATTCATCTGTTGTCATTTTTTCTAATAAAGCATCAACTGACATAATAGTATAATTTTTTTTTATAAAAAATTTTGATGAATTATGATGTAAATATATATAATTGCCATTCACAAATTCATTAAATGCATAAGTATATCGTTTATGAACTAATAATGCTTCGGGTGGACAATTTAAATATCCTGATTTTACTAAAATAATGCCTATTGATGTTTTTGTAATCATATTGTATTTATATATTATTAAATTTTACTATATAATATATAATTCCTAATCCATATTCCATCCTCTAAGATGTGTATTTGATTCTTTCATACCAAACCCCAATGTTTCAGTTATATCTGTATCAACACCCTCGCGAGAAGGTTTTTGCCAAAATGGTATTTCTTTATATCTCATAAATTCTGTATTGGATGAGCCGCTATTTGCTTGTTTGCTATTTGGTGCTCTATTTGCCACTGATGAATCTACATAATTTTCGCCCATTAATTCATATATTAAATCTTCAGCAGTTCTAACATGGTGATTTGGTCGCCCCATAGACTTTAATATATTATATTCATTTCTATAATTTTCATTAGTATCATCAATTGAATCGGAGGCAATATATCCACCATTTTCTAATGTAAGGTCAAATGGAAGATCATCTTCTTTTCCAATTTTATTTTTTTGAGATATTGAATTATATTTATGATTGCTATCTTTATTATTCCAATCATATTGATTTTCTAATAATTCATATTTGGGGCCAACATTATTAAAATATTCTAATCCTTCTGGCTGAAGACTATCCGACATAAACATTGTTGTTGCATAGTCTTCATTTGATTCAATATTTCCATCAGTTGGAACATGGTCTAATAAATTAATATATGGATTATTATTTGATTCATTATTTGAATACTGTATTTTTATATCTTTAATATGATTTTTATTTGAGTGTCTCTCGCGGTCGGCTATATTATTTGAGCGCCTCTCATGGTTAGCAACTGAATTATTATTAAATGTTGATTTAGTTGTGCCATATGAATCATAATTATTATTTGAATATCTGCTTTGATTTATACTTGCGGCAATATTTGTTGGAGTATTTGCATATCCATTATTTATATAATTATTCATTCTATTTTGATAGAATATAATATTTATTCGCTTTATTTCATCCCATATATTTAATCCTCCTTGTAATTTTGCTCTCATTGCAAGTGGGTCAGATTCTAAGATTTCATGAATATAGCCCGATGTTGAAGAAAAAGTAATCATTTCAAAAAATAAATTTTGCAATTTATATTGTGCCATCAT